AAGCATGAAGAAGACCGGACTGCGGCCGAGGCCGTCCCTGCTGCTGTTGTGGCTGGCCTGCGCAGCGGCAATCTCCGCCTGCGCGACGACCTCGCCACCTGCCACACCGCTCGCCTGTCCGAAGCTGCCGCCGGCGCCGTCGAACGTGATGCGCGCGCCGAACTACGTCCAGAGGTTGTCGGAGCTGCTGTTCGAATCGTCACCGACGCCGAGGACCACGTCCGAGCCTGCCAAGCAGTGATCGCCGCCGACCGCCAGCCGGTGACGCAATGAACCGCCGGATGCTGGCACTGGGCCGGTTGAAGGCTGGCGAGATGAACAAGACCGAGGCGGCGTATGCCTCGCGGCTGAGCGCGCTGCAGGCTGCCGGCGAAATCCAATGGCACCGCTTCGAGGGCCTGAAGCTGCGCCTGGCGGACAACACGTTCTACACCCCGGACTTTGCCGTCATGTCAGCCGATGGCGTCATGGAGTGCCACGAGGTGAAGGGCCATTGGCAGGACGATGCAAGGGCCAAGATCAAGATCGCCGCGTCCATGTATCCGTTCCGCTTCATCGCGGTGAAGGTCAAGGCCAAGCGGGACGGCGGCGGCTGGGCAGTGGAGGAGTTCTGATGGCTGGAGCAGTGACGGCTACCGTCCGCATGCGCTGGTGGCTGCGGTGCTACTTGGCCGCGGTGGTGTGGTTTGCCAGGACGACGGGCATGGAACCGGACTGGGATCGGGTCGAGCGGTGGATACGCCGCGGCTTGGTACTGCGAACGACGAGGGTTGCTGATGGACGTTCCACGGATTGAAGAGGTTGCGGCAGCACTGGCCGCTGAGCAGGCTGCGCGCGCTGCAGCAGTCGCCGCCTTGGCTGCGCGCATCGATGGCAGCACAGACGCTCGCATTGCCCGACTGGTCGGGATCATGGAGCAGCAGGGCAAGCAGCTCGCCGAACTGGTGACGCATGTCGGCATGTTGGTGCAGGCGGTCGCCCTCCTGTTGGGCGAGGAGGCTGGTGCGCCAGTGCAGGACGAAAGCGCCGAGCCCGAGCGTGCCGACCTGGATGGGAACCCGTACTGATGGCAGCAACGTCCACCCAACGTCGTGGCAGGACACGACAGACCGGCGGCAGTGCCTTCGCCCACCTGTACGGCACCGCGCGCTGGCAACGCACGCGCAAGGCGCAATTGGAACGTGAGCCGCTTTGCAGCAAGTGCAAGGCGCGAGGCCACGTCACGGTGGCGACAGTGTGCAACCACACCAACGGGCACCCGGCCGGAGAGACCGAGGAAATGTTCTGGACAGGTCCCTTCGATAGCCAGTGCGCCAACTGCCACAGCAGCGATCAGGCGCGCATAGAGCGTGGTTCGGCGCAGATCCGAGGGTGTGACAGCGACGGCTGGCCGATCGGCATCTAACGTGTTTCACGAAAATGTTCCACGAGGGGGGGTCAAATTTATGGAGGTGGTCGGCTCCTAGACCGACCGCCCCCCTAAACGCACGCATCCACAGTTGGAAAGACGACCCCCATTCCTGAACAAGCGTTGCTTTGTTCAGTGAGCGATTCAGACGGTGAACCATGGCAAATCCCCGCACTCCAGCAGCAAAAGCGGCAGTGTCCGGTGCTGCGGCAAAGAATCCGCAGCGGCATCGAAATCGAAAGACGCCGAAGGGGCCAAAAGCCATCGGCGCTCCCTACAAGGGAATGACCAAAGAACAGGTCGCCGTCTGGAAAGAGCAGGTCGAGAACATGCCTTGGCTGCACGCTGGTCACCGGCTGCTGCTGCGCCAGGTGTGCATCCTCGCCGCGCGAATGGCGACCGACCCGGAGATGGGTGTTTCGGCGATGCAGGCACTGGGCTCGCTCCTGTCGAAGCTCGGTGCCACGCCGGTGGATGAGACGAAAGTGAATCATGGCCCAGGCGAAGACGAAGACCCGGACGACAAGCATTTCTGACTGCCGGACCAGCGAGTATCCGCTGGCAGTGGTGGAAGGTAGGATCGTTGCAGGCCCGCACGTGCGCAACGCTTGCCGCCGGCACCTGAAAGACCTTGAGGACGCCCACGAGCGGGGCCTGTACTTCGATCGCGAAGCTGCAGACAAGAAGATCGCATTCTTCGAAGACGTGTTGCGACTCAGTGAGGGGCAGTTCGAAGGAAAGCCGTTCAAGCTGCACCCCAGCCAGGCATTCAAGATCGGCAGCCTATTCGGTTGGAAACAGGCGGACGGCACGCGCCGCTTTCGGCGTGCGTACATCGAGGAAGGCAAGGGAAACGGCAAGTCGCCTATGGCGGGCGGTATCGCGCTGATCGGGCTCTGCGCCGATCAGGAAGCTGGCGCCCAGGTGTACGCGGTGGCCTCGCATAAGGATCAGGCAGGCATCTTGTTCCGCGATGCGGTCAAGATGGTGAAGGCTTCGCCGGCGTTGAAGAAACGGCTGGAGTTCTCAGGCGGTGAGGGCAAGGAATACAACATCGCCCACCACAAGTCGCAGAGCTACTTCCGACCAGCGTCCCGCGACGTTGGCAAGACGGGTTCCGGCTACCGCCCGCACTTTGTCCTGGCCGACGAAGTGCACGAGATGGCGGACGGCAAGATCATCGAAATGATGGAGAACGGGTTCAAGTTCCGCCGTTCGCCGCTGCTTTTCATGATCACCAACTCGGGCAGTGACCGGAACAGCGTTGCATGGGCCGAACATGAGCACGCGGTAAAGGTCGCCGCTGGTCATACGGAGGCGGTCAACGATCCAACCTTCATCGGTGAGCCCATCGATGACCGCACGTTCTCGTTTGTGTGCGGACTGGACGAGGACGATGACCCGCTGGAGGATCCGCGGTGCTGGGTGAAAGCAAACCCGATGCTGGGCATCACCATCACGCGGGAGTACCTGCAGGGGCGGGTCGACCTAGCCAAGCAGATTCCGAGCAAGCTTAACGAGATCCTGCGACTCAACTTCTGCATGTGGACTGACGCTGACCAGGCGTGGCTCAGCCGAGAGTCGCTGGAGCCTGCCCTGCAGTCATTTGACACGTCCCAGCACCATGGCAAGCGCCTGCATCTCGGGTTGGATCTTTCGCAGAACCGCGACATTACGGCGCTCGGCGCGGTAGTGGAGACCGGAGCGAAGGAGGTGCTGGTCGAGGTGGAGGGCAAGAAGACGCTGGTGAGCAAGCCAACGTTTGACGCGTGGGTAGAAGCATGGACCCCAGGCGATACGGTCAAGGCCCGCGAGCTACGCGACAAGCTTCCGTACAGCACGTGGATTGCCAAGGGCCACCTGCACGCGCCACGGGGCCAGACGATCAGCTACCGGCACGTCGCGCAAACGGTGGCCGAGTATGACCGGGACTTCGAAATCGCTCAGGTTGCCTACGACAGGTACGCGTTCCGCCAGTTCGAAGAGGAAGTAAAAGAACTGGGCCTTTCGGTTTCGTTCGTTGAGCACCCGCAGGGTGGCCTGAAGAAGGGCAAGCCAACAGAGGCGGCAGTAAAGGCCGCCGCTGCCGCAGGTAAGCCGGCGCCGGACGGTCTCTGGATGCCTGGATCCCTCCGATTGTTCGAAGAAGCACTGCTGGAAGGGCGCGTCCGACTGCTCGGGAACCCAGTGCTGGTGTCGGCAATTATGTCGGCCGTCATCGAAAGCGATAAGTGGGAAAACCGTTGGCTGTCTAAGGCACGGTCCGTCAACAAGATCGACGCCGCCGTAGCGGTCGTGATGGCTTTCGGCTCCGCAAATTCATCGGTCGCACCCGCCTCTGTCTATGAGCAGCGAGGCATCCGATTCCTATAGGAAACGCAATGTCTAGGTTCAACGAAGAAGATATCAAGTCGCTGGACCGGATCTGGAATCCGCCGCCGGCGGCGCCCCAAGGCGCACGGGCTGAGGCCGGCCAGTTCACGGGGATGGATGACCCGGCGCTGTTGGAGTTCATCCGTGCGCAGAGCGGACAGGGCGGTGGTGGATACCAGCTGCGCAACATGGCGGTGCTCCGCTGCCTGTCTCTGATCTGCGGGACCATCGGCATGCTGCCGTTGAACGTGATCGAGTCTGGCGGGAAGAAACGGATAGCTACCGAGCACCCCGCGCACCGCCTGCTCAAGGTCAAGCCGAACCCGTGGCAAACGCCGTTGGAGTTCAAGCGGCAGATGGAGCTGGCCCGGCAGCGTCACGGTGACGCCTACGCGCGGATCGTCTGGTCAGCAGGCCGGCCAATCCATCTCATCCCGTTGGACTCTCCCGCGGTGCGCGCCGAGCTTGGCGACGACTGGCGGATGATCTACCGGTTCAACAGCAAGAAGCGCGGCGAGGTGGTGCTAAAGCAGGAAGAGGTCCTGCACATCCGCGATATCTCCGTGGATGGTGTCACCAGCTTGTCGAGGATGAAACTGGCCGACCGGGCAATTCGCCTGGCGCTGGATGCGGAGCGGGCGGCCAGCCGCATCTTCGAAACCGGAAACATGGCCGGCGGTGCTATCGAAGTGCCGAACGCGCTAAGCGATACCGCCTACGGCCGCATGCGTGGGTCGCTGGACACTGAATATGCCGGCGCTGCAGCAGCACAGAAATGGATGCTGCTGGAAGAGGGCGCCGTGGCCAAAAAGTTCGGCAGCACGGCGCAGGAAGCGCAGCACGTCGAGAACCGGAATGCCCAGGTGGAGGAGGTGGCCAGGCTCTACGGCGTTCCTCGCCCCCTGCTGTTCCTGAGCGATACCAGCTGGGGCACCGGCATCGAGCAGTTGGGCATCTTCTTCCTGCAGTACACGATGCTGGAGCACTTCACCAACTGGGAGCAGGCGGTGGCGCGGTCGCTGATTCCAGAGCGCGACCTGGAGCGATTCCAGCCGAAGTTCAACGTGCGGGCGCTGATGCGCGGAACGCTCAAGGATCAGGCCGAATTCTTCAAGGCCGCCCTCGGCTCCGGTGGCACCAAGCCGTTCCACACGCAGAACGAGATCCGCGACCTGCTGGATTACCCCGAATCGGACCAGCCAGGCGCCAACGACCTGATCAACCCCATGACACAGAAGGGAAAGAGCGATGAGCCTCCGGCAGCTGCCTGAAATCCGTGCCGAGCGACGGCTCGGCGCCGCCCAGTTCGATATGCGACCCGACGCGCTGGAGCGCTGGGAGCCGGAAGTGCGTGCTGCCGGCAACGACGCAAACAGCATCTCTATGTACGATTCGATCGGCGAGAACTGGGAGGGCACGGGCGTTACCGCCAAACGGATCAGCGCCGCCCTTCGTGCGATCGGCAGCAAGGACGTGGTGGTAAACATCAACTCCCCCGGCGGTGACTTCTTCGAGGGCGTGGCGATCTACAACCTGCTGCGCGAGCACCAGGGACGCGTGACAGTGCAAGTGATGGGGCTGGCAGCGTCAGCCGCATCGGTTATCGCGATGGCCGGCGATGAGATCCTGATGGGCGACGGGGCGTTCCTGATGATCCACAACGCCTGGGCGGTGGCCATCGGCAATCGGCACGACATGGCCGATGCAGCAAAGCTGTTGGAGCCGTTCGACGCGGCCATGGCCAAGGTCTACGCCGCTCGGTCGGGTGTCACCGAGGCGGAGGCGGCCCGGATGATGGACGAGGAGACGTGGATCGGCGCCGGCCAGGCTGTCGAGGACGGCTTTGCCGATGGGCTGCTCGACGGGGCCGCCGCCACCAAGGATGCCAAGCAGGTGCCGGGCGGGCGCAAGGCACTCGCCATGGTGGAAGCAGCAATGGCCAAGGCTGGCCACTCCCGCTCCATGCGGCGCGACACCCTCAAATCGCTGTTCAACGGCAAGCCGAGCGCTGCCGACCCCGCCATGCCGAGCGCTGGCGGAAACGAAACCACGGCCCTGTTGCAGGGCCTTCTCGACAACATCAAAGCCTAAGAGGCCAACAAATGACCAAGATGACCCACGGCCGCGTTCCACGTGGCCTCGTTTCCGTGCGCGCCGATGGTGGCAGCCAGCCCGACGTGAAGGCGCTGGTGGAGAGCCTGAATAAGGCATTTGCCGACTTCAAAGCCGAGCACAACAAGCAGCTGGACGAAATCAAGAAGGGCAACGCCGATGCGCTGCAGGCCCTGAAGGTCGACAACATCAACGCCGATATCACCCGTCTGCAGGCTGCGGTCGACCAGGCCAACACCCAGATGGCAGCGTTCCAGATGGGCGGCGGCGGCGCCGGCAGCGACGTGGCCGACGCCGAGTACACCGATTCGTTCCGTGCTCACTTCCGCAAGGGTGAAGTACAGGCGGCTCTGAACAAGGGCGCGGCCGATGAGGGCGGCTACCTGGCACCGGTGGAATGGGATCGTTCGATCACCGATCGCCTGGTCATCGTTTCGGACATGCGACAGCTGGCCAACGTGCAGCCCTGTTCGGGTGCCGGCCTGACCAAGCTCTACAACACGGGCGGCACGTCCTCGGGCTGGGTTGGCGAAGAAGACCCGCGACCGGAGACCGCGACCGCCAAGCTGCGGCCGCTCAGCTTCGGCTGGGGCGAGATCTACGCCAATCCGGCCGCCACCCAGCAGCTGCTGGACGATGCCGAGATCGACCTGGAGGCATGGCTGGCCGGCGAGGTCGAGCTGGAGTTCGCCAGGCAGGAAGGTGATGCGTTCTTCTCCGGCAATGGCGTCAACAAGCCGTTCGGCATCCTGACCTACGTGGAAGGTGGCGCCAACGCCGCCAAGCACCCGTTCGGCCCCATCAAGGCCGTGAACAGCGGTGTTGCAGCCGGCATCAATGGCGACAGCATCCTGGACTTGGTCTACGACCTGCCATCAGCCTTCACCGCTGGCGCCAAGTTCGCCATGAACCGCAAGACCCAGGGCGTAGTGCGCAAGCTGAAGGACGCGCAGGGCAACTACCTGTGGCAGCCGTCGCTGGTGGCCGGTCAGCCGTCCACCCTGGCCGGCTTCGCCGTGCAGGACGTGGCGGCCACGCCGGACGTAGCGGCAAACGCGATTGCCGCGCTGTTCGGTGACTTCAAGCAGACCTACACCGTGTACGACCGCAAGGGCGTGCGCGTGCTGCGCGATCCGTACACCAACAAGCCCTACGTCATGTTCTACACGACCAAGCGCGTGGGCGGTGGTGTGCACAACCCCGAGCCGATGCGTGCCCTCAAGATTGCGGCTTCGGCCTGATCACCCACCTGTCGGGCGGCTTCGCGCCGCCCGGCTTCAATCCTGTGTTCGAGGAGCCGCAATGGCAAAGTTCATCAAGCCCTTCCGTGGGGTTCCGGAAGGACAGATTTATCCCATCCAGTTTGCCGCCGGCGATGATTGCCCGCCCGAGCTGAAGGCCGGCGCACTGTCGGTGGGCGCGCTTAGCCTGATCGCTGACGCCCCGCCGCCGCTGACGCTGTTGGGGTCCAGCCTGCAGCCGGCGCGGTTCGAGTTCGCCGATGGAAGCGAACTGTCGCTCGATGATGTGGTCAGAAAGGCGCATGCCGCATCGGGCCTGACCGGCGAAGCCTGGAATGAGATGAGCGAAGAAGCCCGCGAGATGGCAATCGTCGAGACGGTGAAGGGGCTGATTGCCGAGACCGCTGAGACCGCCGACAAGCAGCAGGCAACCGGCGATAAGGTGACCCTGATCGCCCAGCTGGAGGCGGCAGGGATCCCCTTCGACAAGCGCTGGGGTGCTGAAAAGCTGGCCGCAGCACTGGCCGAAGGGAAGAAGGACTGACATGCCCATTGTCTCGATCGCACAGGCCCGCTCGCATGTGCGAGTCGAGGCCGACTACCCCGAAGAGCAGTTGCAGCCCGCCATTGATGGTGCCGTAGACGCAGCGCAGGCATATCTCAACCGCAGGGTGTACGAGAACTCGGCAAGCTTGGCTCAGGCGCGAGCCGGCTACCCAGCGGCGGTAAGGGCAGTGGCAATAGCGCGTGACCAGGCGCTGGCTGACGCAGTGTTCATCGAGAACCGAGAGGAGCGAACCGCGGCGATCCGTCTTGCCAACGTTGCTTTCGGCGAGGCCACTGCAGAGGCGGAGGCCTGCATCCACGGCGTGGTCGTGAATCCCAGCATCGTCACGGCCGTACTGCTGACGATTGGCCATCTCTACGCGAACCGCTCCGACGTGGTTGTGGGCACCCAAGCCGTAGAGCTTCCCAACGGCGCCAAGAGCCTCCTGCGCCCATATCGAAGGGTGATGATGCCATGACGCTTCAGGACGGCGATCTGCAGAATCGCATCCGCTTCGAGCGGAAGACCGTGGCTCGCGATCCTCTCGGCGGCCAAGACAAGCCGGTATGGGCTGAAGTTGTGTCCGTGTGGGCCAAGGCCACCAACAACCTTGCGGCCACCACCGAGGCTGTGGCTGCCGGCGCCGACCGCTACCGCGAGCAAGTCAGGTTCGACATTCGCCCACGGCAAGTCGACCCTCAATGGCGGATCGTGTTCCGTGGTCGCGTGTTCGATATCAAGAGCATCGCGCCCAGTAACGACCGTAGAGAGTTGGCAATCATCGCCGTAGCGGGGTTGACCAATGGCTGAGCAGGTATCGATTCAAGGCTTGGCTGGCTTGGTGCGATCGCTGCGGGAGGCGCCCAGGGCCGTGCAGGGAAGTGCGGTCCGAGCTGGTATGCGCAAGGGCGGCAATGTGATTCGGGACGATGCGAAGCACCGCGCGCCGAAGGCGTCGGGGTTCTTGGCCAGCCAGATCATCACGCGCCGAGCCAACGCGCAAAACAGGTCCCGCGCTGGCGTGGGCAAGGACGGGGAGTACTTCACCGTTGGGGTGAAGTCTGGCCGCCGACGCAAGTACGCCAACACCAAGCGGAACAAGCGACGTGGTCGAGCAGGGAAATCCTACGTTGACCGCGGCTGGGCCTACTACTGGCGGTTCCTCGAGTTCGGCACGAAGAAGCAGCGGGCTTCGCCGTTCTTGACGCCGGCCGGCGAAGCCAAAGGCCCCGAGGCGGCGCAGGTGATCATCGATGAAACCCGGGCCGCGCTCGACAAGCAGCTGAGGAAGGAGGGCTGGAGATGATGGTTCCCCTAATCCAATCGCTGCTGGAGGACGATGCGACCGTCCGGCAGGTGCTCGGCGACCCCGCCAGCTTGTTTCTGGGCAGCGCGCCCCAGGGCACGCCGCTCCCGTACGCGACGTGGGAAGTTGTTGGCGGCTCGCCTACCGCGATGCTGTCTGAGCCGCCGCCGGCGGACGGCTGGCGGGTCCGCTTGACCGTGTGGGGCGAGAGCCTCAGCCAGGCCAACGGCGTTGCCGTCGCCATCCGGGATGTGATCGAGCGCGTGGGCAGCATCGAGTCGCACAACCCCACGCCCGACAGCGACGATACGGACGCAATGGGCATTTCATTCGACGCGCGGCTGCTGCAGCTGCGCTGATCCACACAACGGCAATCCACCGGCCCCGCAAGGGGCTTTTTTCATGCCCGGCGACGGGCACAACGCAAGGAAACCCCTATGGGACAGGTACTCAAGTCGAAGCACACCCAGCTGTTCATCGCCATCGGCGCGGCGGAGGTCATCAAGGTGACCCGTGTCCGTTCGGTCGGCTTCCCTGATGGCCAGGCCTCGGAAATCGATATCTCGGACTTCGATGACGACTGGGATCAGTTCGTCGCTGGCCGCAAGGCGACCGGCAGCACGAGCATCGAGGTGATCTATGACTCCGTGGATTCCGAGGCGCTGGAGGAACTGCACCGCACTGGCGCGGTGGTCAACTTCCTGGTCACTGCGCCGGCCAGCGAAACGGCGGGCGCGGCCAAGCCGGTGGCGGTCGATGGTGTCATCACCCCGCCGACGACGGTTGTGTCGAAGCAGTTCAACGGCTTCGTCCAGAACTTCGCGGTGACGGTGGCCGACAACGATGTGTGGAAAGCCACCATGACCATCCGTGGCTCCGGCGCAGTCGAAACGCACCGCCCGACGCCCTGACGGCAACAACGGCGCTTTCTCTTTCGGCCCACTTCGGTGGGCCTTCTCTTTGGCAGGGCGCGCGGATCCTCCGCGTGTTAGCCGTGCGCGGCCCGCGCGCCCTGTCGCCATTCAAGGAAACGGCCAATGAGCAAGACCAACGACACCCCGGAAACCCAGCCGCAGCAGCCAGTGAGCATCCTGCAGTCGTTCACCAACCTGGGCATGTTCGCTTCGAAGGATGTGCACGCCGACACGATCACCCTGCCCAATGGCGACAAGGCGCAGTTCCACGTGCGCGAGCTGCCGGATGTCGAGTTCCGCAAGCTGTGGAGTGAAGGCGACCGCGCCAAGCTGATCGCGGCATCCATCTGCGACGAGGATGGCAAGCCTGTGATGAACGTGACGCAGGCCGCCCAGCTGAAACCGCTGGTGGCGGCAGAGCTGCAGCGCGTGGCCATGAAGCACTCTGGCTTCGGCGAAGAGGCCGCGCAGGCCCAGGCCGACGCGGGAAACGACTAAGGCAGCGTGGCGAGGACTGGTTCTGGAAGGTCCTCGCCGGCCACCTGCACCGGCCGGTGTCGGAGTTGCAGGCGACCATGTCGCGCCGCGAGTTTCTGGAATGGTGGGAGTTCCACAAGCGCAATCCCATCGACCCGGTCAGCCTGCACCTGAAGCCCGCTGCCTTCGTCGCATACATCAGCGCTGCACACAGCCAGGGCGGCACCAAGCGTGGCATGCAGCACTACCTGGACGCCCTCGTGCCCCGATCCGACGAGGACGAGGCAGAGGACTGGTTCGATTCTCTTGGATGACCCATGGCCGACACCTTCGGGCGCTTCGCTGCGCTCCCCATTGGACCGTTGCTCGCTGCCCGAGATGGGGGGCTCACTCTCGCAACGACAGCCGCGGCCGATCTCAACCGGTGTGCGCGATCGGACTTTGCCCTGGCCACCGGCGTTGTTGGCGTTGAATTCGCTCTGTGGGGCGATGACGACCTTTCCGCCGTGGTCGGGTTTGTCACGCCGGCGGCGCCACTCAACCAGGCACCGGGCGCAAACGGGGAGGGGATCGGCTGGGAGCTGGCGACCGGCAGGCTGATCCAGGGCATCGGCGCCATAGCCACGGGCCTCCCGTTGGTCCAGCATGGCGATATCGTCGGGATGCGAGTCTCCTTCGGCAGTCCGTCCCGGCTGCACCTCTATCTCAACGGGTCGCTGGTCCACCAGCGCGACCTGCTGCTGGCCGGTCCGCTGCACTTTGCTGCATCCATGGCCGCAACCAAGGCCGGCGGGCTGTGCCTGGCCGTGAACGCTGGACAGTGGGGCGCGCGGAGCGATGCCGCGATCGCCGGGTGGCGGCTGGAGCAGGCTCAGGCCGCGTTGACGCGGCTCGCTGATGCCGACTGGCTCTCCGCGCCAGGCGATAGCCCGGCAAACGCCCGTTATGAAGGGTTGGTCGCCGAGGGCGTGAACCTGGTGCAGGAATTGAGTTTCTGGCCGTGGGGAGGTGCCCCCGTCTCGCAAACGGCAGCGGCTGAGTGCGTGGTGGCTGATGCCGAGGGCATGCTTGATGGTCTCGCGCTCTCGGGCGGCTCGGGTGCCTCGGTCCAGATCCTGCTGGTTGATGAAACCGCCATGCTCGCCGACGCGGCGCCGGTGTTCCGTTGCGCGATCGATCAGATCGAGATCAACGACGACGGCAGCAAGACCCTCCATCTGCGGGACGCGCAC